GGATGGTTCACAAAACCACCCTCATGCTTCAAAACGTGTTGCAATGCTTCAGCAAAATTCTCTCTCATGTTAGTCCTTATTTGATAGCGGGAGCTTTGGAAATCATCTCTGTCTTGGCCTGTGAGCCAGCAGAAGAGCCAAAATAGTAAGCAATAATGCCCGTCCAAGCAGTGCCAAGTGAGCCAAGCATCATCAAAATAGCAGGGTTGTTGCTGTCAACTTGACCAATAAACATCATCACCATAATGCCAAAGAAGCCGACAGTTACAGCGCCAGCAAGGATGGGTGGCATCATTGATCTGGTGGCGGCTTGCATATCTCTAGCCGACTTGCGATCCTCAACTTCTAGCCTTGCAAAGTTAAGCCCCAACTCTTGCGCTTGCTTTTGAAGTTCAATCTCAGCAATCTTCACTTGAGCAATTTGATCTGCTGTCAGCTTATTGCTGCTAATCAAGTCAGTCACTTTTTCGGGGTCTACACCGATAGCTTTTGATATGGCCGATACAGCCATACCAGCAAGTGGGCCACCCATAGCCGTAGCAATAGTAGGAGCGATTTGTCTAAGCCAATCCATATCAGTTCCCTTGAGTTAACTTTTCCCACTTCAAACACCACACATACCTAGTAGTACCCTCATCACGCCATGCCCAACGAACACATTTATATTCAGTGTTGTTTATTAACAACGATAAGACAATCTCAAGCATCTCAGCGCAGGTATTTGTAGTACAGAACAAAACCGTAGATCATTAGTCCAGCAAAGATTACGATGGCCGTGCCGATTGTGCAATATTCAATGAACTTTTCCATACGCTCTTTGCGTAGGACAGCAGCCCTTGCGACAGCTTCTTTCTTCTCGCGCCTACGTCTAGCGGCTTGGGCTTGGAACTTCACCCAATCCTCCCACATACCTGGGCGACCAGCGTAAACCATTGATTCACGCAAATGCTCTTCTTGCTGCTTGAGCTTTTCAAGAGCCATGAACTCTTCCATGTCGGAGCGTTCAGCGCCACCTTTCTTGGTGGCTTTCTCTTGAATCTTAGCTTTGTTGTCAAAGTAGTCGAACACTCGGCCACCAATGTCCGATAGCTCCTTACCGTTGGCAAGAGCCGCCTTAATTACAGCAAAGGCAGCGTTAGCCGCAGCAAGTTCAGCTAACATAAATCCACCAATAAATGTATATGCACCACAGAACAGGCCCGATCTTTTATTTATAAAAATCGTAGTTGAGCAAACCAAAAGGTTCTGGGATGAAGTTTTCTGAGTCTTGTGTAGCAGCGTTTATTGCCTGACCAATTGGCGCAGCCATACCCGAAGCACCTTGGAGTTGCTCACCAAGGGCAAATCGTGTTGCTGGCAAGCTACTCATGCTTTCAGCCGCAAAGCCAGAAAGTCTTGGAACGGCAGCACCAGCACCCAATGCCATAGCACTAGTTCCCATTGGACCCATACCTAAACTTTGACCTATTGATGCACCCAAGCCAGCACCACCAGCAATACCACCGCCACCAACCAAATAAGGCAACAAAGCAGCACCTGTTTGTGGAGCAACTTTGGGTGTTACAGCGCCTCTTGTTGTGTCAACAATGTCTCGTAGCAAGCTGACTTCTTCCAACACTTGTGGATTGGCTCCAAGGGCAATACGCTGTGGTGTTGGATTGTCGGGTCTGCCCAAGTTCAGTGATCGGGTAAATGCTGGAGATGAAAAGTCTACAGCCGCATCAGAAGTAATAGCTTTTGATCGCGCCTCATTAAGAATCGAAAATTGAGCAGCACGTTGCCCAACTGGAGACATCAAGTTAAACGCAAGCTCAGAAGTCGCTGGATTGCTTGTAAAGCTAAAACTCTCGGCAACCTTGTCAATATCGTTTGCTGGAGTCTTGCTTGAGACAATTTTGTAAATGCTTTGGTCTTGTCGGAATGGAACAACAGTTTGTCTAAACTGCTCCATAGCCCTAGCATGTTCAGCGCCAGCAGGTGTATATACGGGCTTGCCATTCAAATTTCGAGGAGCAGCCCACGCATCAACGTCATCTGCAAGACCTTTGTATAGCTGTGACAGAGCATTTTGCTGAGTCTCACTATAAGAGCCGCTAGGGATGCCTTTTTGAACCCTACTTAACTCAGCGCCTACGGTTTTTTGAACGTCACGCAACTCTTTATACGTTCCACCGCCAGCTTGAAGTAAGTTGTTGATGCGGTCAACAGTCTTGCTGATAACTGTTGTATCTGAAGTTGCAGGGAATTGATCCAAGACATTAACTGTTGCATTGTTTGTGTTTCCTAATGGGATTTGTGTATTACCAGCAAGGTTTTCAGCACGGTCAAAAATTGGAGAAACCGCATTTTTGGCTTGTTTGTATTGACTACGCAGGTCGTTAGCAATAATTCGCTTTTCGCCACCAGCGGGCATATTTGCTGGGCGTAAGCTATCGGTAACTTTTTCAACCAAATTTTGCACTTGACCTGATTTTTGTTGGTTGGCTGTTTCTTTTGAGAAGCCAAATTGACGCAACTTGTCAAGAGTGCCAGAACCTGTAGCACCAACGTCACCGACATCAATTTGTACGCCACGATTGGCAGCAGACTCAATTAGCTGGCCTGTTCTTGGGTCTTGATAACGAGTCCCAGAAGGGACGTTTGATGCACGGGAAGCAACAGCGCCAGCAGGTAAGCCAGCAGCCAAGTTTATGCCAAGCAGCGCCAAAGGATTCTGAACATCAAGCTGTCGATTAGCAAACTCAGCAGCACCAGTACCAGCAGTGGCGGCAGCAGCTTGCGCTCCAGGTTGAGCAGCAAAACCACGGCCAACGGCTTGTGTAGCCTGACCACCAAACTGGCGCATTAGGTTTGCAGGGCCAGCCATTGCGGGGATACCCGCTACAGCCCTAGTAACACCAGCAATACCCTGCTCAAACTTACCCTCGGGCTGCGGCAAACCTAAATTTGTAGCCAAATTGCTCATTGCTTGGCTTGGTGCAACTAAGTTGCTGCCTGTAGCACGATTAATCAACCTATTCAGTGGCGAACCAATGATGTCAGCAACCTGACCAGCACCTTCTAAACCGTAACGAGCAGTCAATCCAAATTGACGAGCAATAGAATTATTGCTTTGTGCTTGGGGGGCTTTTTGCTCAACAAAAGGAGTCAGGAATATTGGATCAATATCCCTAAATCCAGCAGATTCTTGCGTTGCAGTGTCGGGCGCAACTTGGGGTGGCCGCTGACCTGGAGCGTTCTCAAGCATTGATGGATCAATGTCACGAAATGTTGCCATGTTTGTACCTACTACTTTCTGAACATAGTCTTGCGTTTCTTTAAATGGAGGCACTCCACCATACTTCTGAACATTACCTGGACCAGCGTTGTATGCAGCAGCAGCAAGTCTTGGGTCTTCAAACCGTTGAAGCATTTGCCCAAGGTATTTAACACCGCCACGAATGTTGTCCTTCCAATCCATTCGGTCAACACCAAGTCCCTTTGCAGTGGCTGGCATCAATTGCATTGGACCGTAAGCAGTCTCACCAGATCGTGTTACTGGACCTCTTGCATCTATTTTTCCAGCACTTTCTTGGCGAACAATACTAGCCACCAAATCAGGAGGGACACCTTGTCTCAGTGCCTCTTGCCTAGCAAATTCAAAGACTTGGTCTTTGGTAGCCATCAGTCATACACCCTGAAAACACCAGTGGGAAGTTGATAGGCTTTTTTGCCTTTATCTGGACCAGCGTTTACTGTAAATTGAGGCAAATATTTACGCAGCTTTGGGTCTTCAAAAATAGAAGCCGAACCTTGAGGTGTTTGCGACCATTTTTCAACAACATCAGGAACTGGGTTTTTTGCTACATAGTTAAAGTAATCTTTGCTTCTCTTGTTAAGAGATTGCTTCAGGTCGATGTAGTATTGAACAGCCTGTTCAGGGTCTTTAATTTGAGGACCACGCTGCTTCTGGAAAATAACGTCTGCGTTAGAGATTGCTCCAGACATGTCTTGAATATTTGTGGAGACAGTATCAGCAAAAGTTTGCAACAACAAAGGTGCATCAGTTGCAATATTCTTTGCTGCGTCACCTCCAATGCCCAAGCCTGTTGCAATTGCTGCGGCTTCAGCCTTGAATTCTGCAAACTTACCAGGTTTAAATGCGCCACGATTCAATATGTTTTGCATATTTTGCAAGCTTGTATCAGAGGCAGAAGCCGCTTGAGATTTCTTGAAAGCATCTTCTCTTATTGGGCCGTATCCTTTAAAACCCAAATCTTCAGCAGGAGACAAAGCTGTTGGCATACCTATAGCTTGTGCTTGAGTTGTGAGTTCAGGTCGTCCAGTAGCTATATTCATTACTGGGGTGGTTGTGGTTCTGAGATTGGCTTGCCCCTGTCCAAATTGCTTGTCAAAAGCTTGCTGCTGATTGACTTGTGAAATGCCGGGAATCAAATTAGTTGTTATTAATCCTGCATCGTCCATTTTCAATTGAGCGCCAACTGGAACTTCAGGCAATGTTGTGCCAATTTTTGCACCCAAAGCACCAACAACTGGTTGAGCTTCAAAACGGCCCGTTTGAATATTAAATTGATTTTGAACCAAATCTTTTTGTGTGGGCAATGAGCGCGTAGCCTTTAAATTAGGATCAGTAATAATTCCGTCTGGCTGCAATTTTGGCTGCATTGCACCAAGTGTATTTTGGATTTGAGCTTGTGCAGGATTCCCAGCCAAGCGCAATGAACTAGCAAAAGCACGGTTGAAATCAATGGGGGCATTAAGAATGGCCTGTTGATTTTGAGCAGCAGTGTTTGTTGGGCCACGACCTTCAGCGCCCAATGCACGTTGACCCGCTTGCATTGGAGTAGGCGCAAATTCAGAAAGAAAGTTTGTAACCTCTTCACGCTGGCGTTTCTTTTCAGCCAAATCCATCATGTTCTTTTGAGAAGACAGATATTGATCTGGAATACCTTGAGCAGCTTTGTAGCCCATTGAAGCATCACCACTCAACAAAGAGCCAAGCAAGAACTGAGTAGTTGCTTGACGTTGAAGATCATTTTGCTCTGTCTCATTAAGACCAGAAAGCGCCGCTTTTGACAATAAACCAAAATCAATAGGCATATAAATTCCTTAACCAAAAATACCAAGCAAACCTTGGTTGTTTTGCGTTGTTGATTGCATACCAGAACCACCACCAACATTGAGGCCCAATGCTTGGTTGATGATCTGCTGCTGTTCCAATGGCAGGTTGCGAATCGCATCCAACTGAGCCTGTGAGAACTGCTGTTGTGCCGTGCCTTGTTGAGCCAACTGGTTGGCTCCTGCAAAGCCCATCTGCTGACCTTGACCAGCAATATTTGCAAGTTGACTTCCAGCGCCAATACGCTGCTGATTTGCAGCCAAACCAGCTTGTTGGTTAGCCAAGTTAGCTTGCAAGAAGTTCTGGGCATTAGTCAGCCCTGCTTGCTGCGTCAATCCTGCTTGTTGAGCCGCACGGGCATTGATTGCCGCTTGATTAGCCAAACCTGCTTGGTTAAAAGCAGAAGCGCCAAACTGACCAGCTTGGTTCAAGGCTGCTTGGTTTGCAAGTGAAGCCGCGTTTGTTGCACCAGCCCCAAATTGTGCGGCTTGATTTGCAGCAGCTTGCGATGCTAAACCAGCTTGCTGTAGGTTGCCAGCATTAAATTGAGCCATCTGATTGGCTGCGGCTTGGTTTGCAAGGTTGACTTGCTGTGCGTTCTGAGTGTTCAATTGACCAACACTCAAGTCAACGCCTTGGTTTGCAAGGGCTGCACGCAACATGGCATCTTGGTTTGCTTGAGAAGCTTGCAGTCCAGTAGATTGGTTCGCCAAACGAGCTTGTTGCTCAAGTTGCGCATTGGACAATCCATATTGAACGTCTACACCCTGATTTGCCAAGGCAGCACGTAAAGCAGCATCTTGGTTCGCAAGGCCAAACTGACCCGCCAACTGCAAAGATTGTTGCGTAGTTGCAGCATCTTGGGCTTGGTTAAGCTGTTGAGCTTGCATCGCACGAGCAAGATCAGACTCAGAAGCCTGTTGAGCAGCTTGAAAGGCGGCAGCGTTCTGTTGGGCAACCAGACGAGCAGCATTCTCACCAAATGCACGATTAGTCTCGGCTTCAGCAACACCCTGACGAGAGCCACCGAAAGCACCGGCAGCAGTAGCTTGAGCAGAAGTCTGTTGTTGTTGCAGTTGACGCGAACGCTCCAAGTCCTTCAGGCTTTGCTCAGTAACAGCTTGCGTATATGGGTTCATATACTGCTGAATGTTCTGGTTTAAGAATGAACCAGCCTCGACATCACGAACGTTTTGACGGGCTTGTGGCGCAATTTGACCAAGAGCCTCGGACGCTACTTGAGCGCCAGATACGCCAGCAGCAGATACGTCCCTCGCACCCAAGCGATTTGCTTGAGCAGCAGCAATACGTTCCGCAGCAATACGTTCAGCGTTTACATCACGGATACTTTCGCGGGACAACTGAGCAGCTTGCGCTCTTTCAGCATCCCCAGCACTTACGCCGCCAAATTGTTCTGCTGTGTAGCCCTGCCCTTGAGATTGTGCGGCTGTATACCCTTGTTGAGCAGCCAAAGCAGCAGGATCAACAGTTGCGCCACCGTATTCCCGTGAAGTTACATTTTGTGGATTGTAAAGAGCGCCTTGCTGGACAGTATAGTAAGCATTACGCAAACCCTGAAACGCTTCACTATTAGGATCGGCAAATTGACGATTAACAGCAAAAGACGCTTCTTGATCTGGAGTAAACCCAGCAAACTGACGAGCTTGAAGACCTCCAGCTACATCTGTTGCGCGACCTACGTTAGCCAGATATGCGTCACGCAATGCTGGATCAAGTTGTTGACTGCTGCTGCTGCTTCCACCTAGAGACATATTATTCCCCTTGTATCCATTTAACTGCGTCATCATGTGCCGTGAAATAACGCCACATATCCGTACTTACTTCTCTTGCTGCTTCTTTGCCTCTAAGCAGCATGACAATCATTGGTGCGATTTGAAGGGAAATAATTCGCAATGTGAGCGCATATGCTCTGTCATTTGAATCACCCTTTTCAAGTTCAACAGAGTCAAGCCATGCGTTGATGCTCTGAATAACCAAAGGCATTAAGAACGCCTTATTTTGGTTAAAAAACTCGTTTGTAGGCAGTGTGACCAAAGCACTCCAAAAGACTGCATCAATCTCTTTTCTGCTCGGCTGTTTATCTTTGTCTACCAAATCATCCCATAATTCGGCAATGCTTGACAAAGAGACTAAAAAGTCAACAGCACTTTGGTTACCACCAAACCATTCTAACAGCTTAGTATTTCTTGCGTTACGCCACTCCGGGCTGTCATGTTCAATCATATTCTTAATACTAACTGATTTCAATGATTTATCGCATACTTCCAGGCTTACCATCAAAGCGGATTATGCCAACACGCCAATCAGTAAGGTCAACACCCTCAATCTTTACCTGCAATTGTCGGCCAGTAAGACGGACACTTGTTGGTGAGTTCAGTGTGTAAGGACCGTAGTTGTATTCGGTTGCATTTGGATACAGTTTGGTGCTGAATCTAACCCTCACATCCCCAGCAGTCTTTTCGTCAGGAACAAGACCCGTCAGATTCATCAGTCGATCACCATTACCCAACTCAACAGGCCCAGACTCGGCAAACAATGTCTGACCGTCATAGTTAAAACCAACCTCATGCTCGTAGACGTATCCGTCTGTAGACACCATGATGGGGTTTGAGAAGATGCCGCGATCTGTGCCGCAAGTTCGTGCCAACGTGCCAATAGCCCAATGACCTTCACGGTAGTTGTACGAAACGTAGGAATCTATCTCGTTGGATGCAGCACTTGGGTAAAACCACCAAATCTCACCAAAAGTCGAGTTGTGTACGCAGTAAACCTTGGATGACTGAGTGGCGTTCAAGTTTGAGAACACATAGTCAGACACATCAGAGTTAAGCGGCTTGACAAAACCATCATAAATCCAAAAGCCAGAACCAGACATCCAAATGCAAGCGTTATCAGTAGCAGCAACAGATTGCTTGGAGATAACACCACAGCCAGAGCCAACACGCTCAAAACCATAAATGAATGGTGGACCTATGTAGGTAGCAGTGTGTACATCAACATCCGTAAACAGGATGGTAGCGCCACGAATACGCTTGGCACACATTAACGAACCAATGGTTGTCAACTCAAAGTCACCAGCTTGGTTGGTGGCAGCAGGACTCCAAACAGTGTTGTTTTCTTGGTCGCACCACTGAATCTTACGAGGATTGCCACCAGCACCCAATGCGAATAAGAATCGTTCTTGAGTAACGATCAACCCTGTGCAACTTGTTGGCGCATTTGTCAACGCAACAGCATCATTGGCTGTATTTAACTGCCACTCAACAAGCTTTCCATCTTTAGATGAGCAAGCAACCAAATACTCACCCCAAGTATCCATGCTCCAAGTCGTTGCAGGAGTGTATTGGCCCAAATCAGGACGAGCGACACCATAGGCAGATGACCCATAAGTTCCATATCCGTATCCAATTTTAAGGACCGCATCAGCATCACCAGACGTAAAACCAGAAGGAGTGATATCGGTAAGAGTACCACCCTCATTCATCACATAAAGATTTGAATGTGTGCCAATAGCGATACGGCGGTTGTTGCTGTTATCACGCCAGTTAAGTAACCCACGGGCCTTACCTGTTAACTGAGCCGCAGCACGTTTCCTCCAGCCACCAACAGGACGAATAGTACCCTCGTACCAGCGTACCAAGTTAGAGCCGTTCCAACGCCCTTTAGACTGATACTCAGTACCATTCTTGTAGACACCTGGAGGTATTTGAAGTGGGATGTAGGCCATGATGTTTTATTGGTTAGGCAAGTTGGACACAAACGTCATGGTAGCAATAGCTGACGGGATTGCTGGTCTTGTCGGGCTTGTACTTGCAGGAAATGCCTCAAGAGTAACATCAAGACTTGAAACCCTTCCAACAATTTCAATGTAGTCACCCGATGAAAGGCTTTCAATGAAGTTTAGTGCTGCAACGATGTGCGATGCGTCACCAGTAGATTTACGTGCAACAACATGGAAACGACTGTTTGAATTGGGGATATCAACACCGTTCTTGCGAAACCAGATATCAAAGTCCTGACCATCGTTGCTTACATTCTTGATTTGCAAGGAAAACTGCAAATTCCAAATACCATCTACAGCAACTGTAATCCGTGAATCACTGACAATGCTCACGCCATTAGAGTAATCTGTATTCGGAAAGAACACAGGGTAAGCAACAGTCGTGCTAAGAGCCGCCTGATCGGTTTCGTTGTGAAAAGCACCATAAGGAAAATTTAGGTACTTTCCACCAGAAGGGCCGATCAATGAACCAATGACGTTTGTCAGCTTGGTAAAAAACAACCTCAAGATACCATTATTTTGATTCTGGATATCCTGAGAATAGACAGGCGCTGATAAACCAAGTGAAGGTAAACCAGGATTGTCTAATTGTTGTTTTTTGTTAGCCATCAGATGCCAAGCAACTTTTTAACAAATTCAGCAGCAACACCAGGACCAAGAAGTACCGCAGCAATTACTGCATACAGCAAATACTCGATCTTGGTCATTCTCTTTTTGCCAGAGTCAAGAGACTCGTTGATATTTTCATATCGTTGAGCGCATACAGCTTCATGGGTAGTCAATCTAGCCTCCGTTGCGTCAATCTGTGCGCTCATACTTTACTCCGGCTGTGTAGGCCAAGTGATCGTCCAAGGAAAGCCCTCTTGTGCTGTTACATCACGCAATGCTTGACGGTATGTAGCCCATGCTTCTTTGTCCACAGGAGCATC